AAAGTTGTCCCTACGGGAGTGCCTAGTGGAAATAGACAGAGAAGACCTTAGATCGTCTTCATTTAGGTTTAAGACTGGTGTAGTATACTGACCTGCCTTAAGTCTCCACTTGCCTTGTGCATACCATACAGTGCCAGCACAGGTGGCTACAAACTGACTCAGAAGGTCCGCAGGTACAGCAGAAGTCAGCCAAGCACCGTTACAGGTGTACCTAGTGCTGCTGTCTGTAGTTACAGCTTCATCACAAATATCAGCAGCAGTCTCTATACGGTCATCGTCAATGTTTACCTCATCCTCACCTAAGCCATAGCTAGTATTGGTGAGGAAGTCTCGGATAATAAGAGCAGGGTTATCAGACCAAGCAGTAGTGCTGGTCCTTGGGTCATAGACTTTCTTACCCTTAACAAGCGCTGTGACTACAGGAAGTCCATTAGGGTAAGCGCTAACATCATCTGAGCTAGTAGGAAGGTCTGCCTTAAAGACAATTGCTAAATGAGCAATACCCCGAAGAATATGACTGTTGGTCCACTTAGAGCTAAAATTAGACAGGCTCTGTCCATCAAGGCTGGAGGTATGGCCACCGTCAATCTTACGAATCTTAACAAGACCACTGAACCGAGTAGAGGAAGTACCAGAGATTAGATTACCCTTCTCATCGACTTCCTGTACTGTGGCTACGTTACCGTCAGCACCAAGAGAAGTAACTTTGTAGTTATCAAGGAATATCTCCTCGAAGTCCTCAACCTCATGTCCAGCAAAGGCAATAATACGGCTAAGATACTCGTTGTTAGCACCAGTAGCATCATCAAAGACTACAACACCACCAACCTTAGTCTTACCGTAAATAACTTGATGATGTAGTGCAGACCCCTTACTGTTGACTGTGTAACCACTGTACTTAGGTTCAGACACAGTAGCGGGGGTCAAGGAGCTTGTAGCAGATAGTTGGTTGGAGAGTTCCTTCTTTGCCAAGAAAGTCCCAGCAAACCCAAGCACAGCGCCCACTGTACCAAGAATTATTGCTCCCGGCGCACCAAACTTAGAGCCAGATACGGCCCCACTGATACCGCCTATAACGCCAGAGAGAAGGCTCTGACCCATATCAGTCTCCTATATACTTAGAATAGATGCGCTCAACCAAAGAGAACTTTAGGAACTGCATCAGATTATCGAAAGGTTTATGTACCTTTGTGTTGATAGCCAAGACTGAGACACCATCTTCTTTGAGACACTTCTCTGCAAACTGGATTAACTTGATACCAGTGCGACCTTTTCTGTAGTCAGGGTGCAGGAAGATAATATCGTTAGAAGCGAACAGATGGTCTTTGTAGTGCATATTGTATTGGATGATAACCACAAAGTAACCCACCAACAAGTCACCTTCTCTAGCTGTAAATATCTTCAGTACACCAGCTTGTTCTAAGGTGTGGTAGGCGTCCCAGTCTGGGTTTAGTTTAATCTTGTCTTTGTTAAGGGCAATATCTTCCCAATGCTTTTGTATCAGTGGTCGGATGTCGTCCTCAACCGTAGCTAAGAACTCTTGTTGATACCTCATTCAGGTTTAGCTCCCCAAACAATCTTCTTAGTCTGTAGTCCCGATATAAAGTCTAACCCCTTGTCGGAGGGATATTGGCTCTTTTGATAAGCTGAAGTGTAACGATTAGCTGAAGGACGCTCCAAAGCTACCAGCTTGTTCTCTACAGATAGAGTGATTGTGGTGGTCTCTGGACCCTCATCAATGGTCATCTGGTCCATATACCCGGAGAAGACTTCCTCAATATTGCTAGGTGTACTCCCGTTCATAACACCAAAGTATATCTTACACTTTCTACCCTGATAGGGGGTACTGAGTGCCTTCTGGAAGAGAGTGCCACTGTTATTGTCAATACCACTGAGGGAAATAGTAGCTCCCTTAGCGGAAATATCTCCGGTCTCTTCTACAGTGTCCATCTGCAACAAGTCACCAAGACCTGTGTAGTTTTGGCTACTACTGTCTGATTCTCTTGTTAGACTACGAGTACCTACCCCATTCCAAAGATACACTTGGTTAGGAGAGTCAAACAGAAGGTCAATAGCAAAGAACGGCTGAATAACATCAGCCGCCAATGCCGTGGTAATTGTCGAGTTTAATGACCTACTCATTTGAGTGCAGTCTTAGCCGTTACTCGACCGTAGACAGCCAATGCACCACCACCTACAGTGATAGCTTGCATGATAAGTTCTACAATCGTACCCTGAAGCTCAGGGGTTAGTGGGATACCAGTAGAAGACAGGGCAGAGGAGATAAGCATAACAACTACACCCCATACAGTCTTAGACATCCACCATTGTTTTTGGTCCAACATAGTAATTCTCCTTAGTTAAAGTTCTTAACTTCATCCGGTGTAGCATCCACAACAGCCTGTGCTGCTGCTCGCTCTTCAGTGTCCCGAATGATCTCTGGGTTATCTACAGTCTCAACAGTAGGCTCTGCTTCTGAGTCTTCCTCATTGTAGACAAGGATTTCCACAGTGGCAGGCAGCGGCTCAACAGCAGTCTGGACCACAACTTCGTGCAGTACGTCTTCCATTTCGCCAGTCTCTTCGTTGTAGACCTGTTCGCCGGTCGGCTGCATTTCGGTCAGCTCAGGACGCCCATCGGCTAGCACGTATTGGTCGAGCCGTGCGGTGGCCTTGCGGTATTCTTGCAGTTGCCAGTTGAACGTGTTGTTTTCCCTGTTGATGTCGTGGTTGGTGCTGAACGTCGCCATGAAAGCGTCGAACTGCCCGTCGCCAAGGCGGATGGACTTTTCACGCTTCTGGTCAGGCCAAGACCGCCGAATGTATTTTTGCGCACGACGCTCAAGCTGAACAGGGGTGAGGTACTGGTCGCCTTTGTTTACGAATAAGGTCATGCTCGTACTCCGATGACTGTGTTGCGTGCGCCGGGGTTCGCTACGGTAGGCTTGACGTAATAGTTGAAACCGTCAAATGTCACTTCGTAGTCTTCGGCTGATCCTTCACGTTGCAATACGCCATCGTCGTAAACGTGCAGTGGCTTCCAGCCTTTCGGCATGGTGAATGCTACGTCCGTACCGTCTGATGGGTAGACGGAGATGTTGTCGTAAAGACCGTAAGCACCAGACGTCGGCATGTTATTATTTACGGCAATGTAAGTGCTTGTCCCTTGTGCGGTAAATGTAACAGTCAATAATTCTGGTGATAGGTTCACGCTGGTAGCATATCCCAAATTACTGGCACCAAAAGTTATTCCAGCCCTGACCTGACCATTCGTAATTCCGCTGCCACCAAGAAAATTAACCGACAGTGTGTATGTTTTGCCCGCTACAGTGGTAATAGTTTGAGAAGCCATTCCATAGTCGGTTGCACCATTTGTTACTTTTAGCCTGTTGGTATCTACTGATAGTGTGCCAGATAAAATGCCACTCCACCCGCTCGTATCCGCATCAAACGTCCCATTCGTCACCAGATTGTCGAAGTGAAACTGCCGTTCCTCGTAACCCTGCTGGGCCTTCAGTTCCGTCAGTTGTTCACGAATGTTGATCGCTGGTTTGCTTATTACGACGCCCATTTATTTACCCTCCACGACGAGGCCATCTACGGCGCTGATCGCTGCTAGTGATTGACTGTCTGTGCCTGTGTGTTCTTCGACCCGTCTGAGACCTTGGAACACACTGCGACCACCGGACGTGCCTACGTGCAGCAGGTTCGTGTCAGGGTCATGCGCAAGGGCTGTCACGGCGTCTGATGATCCGGTGAGGGTGGCCTTGGCGTTCTCTTGGAACAGGGGCCGTTCGTCTTCGTAGATTTTGGCGATCTGGTCGGCTGTCGGGGCTGTGGCTGAGATGCGCCAGAGGGCTAGGGAGCCGCTGCCAAGCGGCGTGGTCCCATTGTACCTTATCCCAAACCTAGTCACTGCATCAGTATCCGTAACCGATGCGGAACTTGCTACCGACCCGACGCTTGACCCATTTACATATGTTGTGAGAGTCCCAGAGTCTCGGACCATAACAATGTGGTTCCAAGTATTGTCGGTAAACGTGTGTGAGGTCGTGTATACGCTCTCGCCCTGCACCTTAACTTGGAGCGGTCCATTGTTGTTATAGACAAAAAAAGTTTCACCCGATGCTGAGCCTCGGCTACAGAGAGATCCATACGTCGTCGCATCGTCGGCGTAGTACCACCCCATCACACAGAAGTCACCCGTACCAAAGTCCAGATCATCATTGTACGGTTGCTCAAGGTAGTTGCTGCCGTCGAACCCGCTGTAGGCCACGAGGTCAGCCCCGGTTGCTACGGGTGCGGCGGTTATCGTACCATTCTGAGTAAGTGGGTTGTTGTTCACGCTACGGTCTGCCGTTGCGCTGTTCGCCAGAGCCGCCAGCTTGATGGAGCCGGGAAGCCAGCCTGTGGTGTAGTCGGAGGTGGTGTAGGCGACCATGCCTTCAGTTGGGGTTGTCGGGCTTTCTGCGAGAACTGTGAGGCCACCATTAGAAGCGATGGCGCCGTCCAGCGCATCAAAACTTGTGTCTCCGATAAAGGTTAGATCAGAGCTGGAGGGGGTATATGTAAAATTCCCGTATCTCGCATCTGGCTTAGCAGCCTTATCAAGTGCGGGAACTTCATTCTCACGATAGACATAGACGTATCCACCTAGCTCAATTCGGGAAGTCCAAGCTATGCCTCCATCCGATGTAAACCAAACTTTCCCCGCTTCATTCGAAGATATAGAGTAAGTCAGATCAACAACCGTCCCATCGTCCTTAATGACACTCACGCCACCGTTCGTCGCAACCGCAATCGTAGGCACCGGGAGGCCAGTCGCAGGGTCGGTCGGGGCGTCGGGCAGGACGGTCATTGCTACGTCGTTTACGTTGGCATTTCTAATTTGGAGGTTAAGTGTGCCACCTAGCCCGCCTGGTTGTTGGTCTCTCTCTGACACGTTGAATGGAAGAACGCCCACGTTACTTGTGTTAACACTAGCTCCTCTTTCTAGAACCTCAGATAAAAAGTTGACGTAGCTCAATCCATTGCCGTAACCGCCAACTAAAACACCGTTGAGCATGGCAACAGAAGTCAGGTCTCTATCAGCAGAAGTCACACCGCCAAGCGCCCCTCTATTTTGTGGGAAAATCATCCACATCGGCAGGCTTGGGTCATCCCCATCATAAATTGTGATCGTGTGTTCTTCAGCCACAATCACGGCGACGGAAGGGAACTCCTTACGAATGCCACGGATGTCCGTGTCCAGCGTCTCGTTGTACCAGCTTGTATGCTGGGTCCGGTGACGCCATGCACCACCGTCGCTGTCTTTTGACGTGTCGTAGATGAATACGTCTACGGCTGTGCTGTTGATTGTCTCGTTAATGTCTGTGAGTTTGGCTAGTACCAACTCTCGGTCGTCGTTAATTACATCGACGCCTGCTATTCTGATCGCCATCTTCGGAAACTCCTATTAGCTGATCGTTGCGTTACTTTCGACGTTGCCGACCACCTGTAGGTTGCCGCTTGCGTCTAGTTTCATTTTGTTGATGCCGCCCGTGGCGAAGTACAGGGAGCCGCCAGACTCTGTGACGGTCCAGTTTGCAAAGGAGAAGGTGCCTGCTGTGATGGTTCCAAAGGTAACATTAGACCCGCTAGAGACATCTTGGTTCACAGCATCCAGAAGTGCATCATGAGCCTGTACCGTAGACCCAATGTCACTATCGATCAGCGCATTGCTTGCGTTCTGCTTGGCATTGAGTTCCGCCTGCAGGTTGTCGATGTTGGCAATGGTGTGATTATGACTATCATCTGCGACCGCTGCTGTCAGCGTGACATTCTGTGAGCCATCAAAAGACACAGAGCCTGAGACATCCCCATCAAGGGAAATAGTACGAGCCGTGGCAAGAGTTGAAGCTGTATCTGAGTTGCCTGTAACATCACCTTCAATATCCGCTACAAGAGTGCCAGTTGTAACTGCAAGGCTTCCAGTAGAAGTGCCAGTTGCTGTAGTTGTACCTAGAGTAAACTTATTAGCAGCCTCATCCCAACCAATAAAAGCATTGTCACCTGTAGTGCCACGCTCAATAATTAAGCCAGCGTCATTTCCAGCCGCAGCCGTAAGTCCGCTAGAAAGCTCAATCAAGCTGTCCTGCACAGCTAGGTTGGTGGTGTTAATAGTGGTAGTAGAGCCATTTACGGTCAAGTCACCTGTAAGAGTGAGGCCAGTAAATTGAGGACTGTTCGCTGTGCCTACGG